ATGCTTGGAAGCGAACCTAATACAATAGTTTTGTTTGCTGAAGATGTTTGATATTGACAAGCAATAATTTGAGCGGTGGACATATCGCCTTGATAGGCAATATAATTCCACCAACCTGTAGAACCAAAATTTAAATAAGATTCATATTGGCGATCCACTTCACGCAAGTTAGATAATAAAGCTCTGTTTTGACTATAAAGCAAATAATTCATTGGCTTCATATCAAATTGAAATGGTTGAACAGTAAGAATTTCGGAAGTAGCAACGCGCTGATTTCGGCTCATCATTTGACCAATAAATCTATGGTCATTAATGCCTACTGATTCAGATATTGCTAATATTTGATTTAATGTAGCCATATATTATCTGCTTTGCGGTAATGATCTTTGAGCAGATTGGTTAGCGCCCCAAACTGCTTGTTTATTTTTAGCCAAAAATTGTGTTGCGCTTTGTGTATCAATAGCGCTCATATTAGCAATGTAAGGTCCATTATACACAACTTGCGGTCCACCGCCCATAGAACTTAATTGGTTGTTAGGAATAATAGTGCCTGGAGTGTTAGGCACAAATAATTCAGGGCCACGCTCACCTACAATAGCTGGGCCTGAAATAGGGCCGCCGTCAGCTAAAAATTTAAGTCCACCTGCGCTTGGTGCAGTTGAAAATAATCCGCCGCCACTTGCGCCAGCGCCACCAAAAAAACCACCAAGCAAATTGCCTAATCCTGAACCTTTAAATATAGCCGTAGCTTGCGCTCTTAATTGAATTTTAATTAAGTCTGAAATAATACTGCGAGCAAGATCACTAAAGCTTAATTTTCCTGTTTGAACAAAATTGTCTAATGCAGTTTCAAGATTTTGTGTTACTGATACGAATGCTTGTTCACCCATGCGAGCCGCATTAGTAGCGCTATCAGTATAACTTGCAAAAGCTTTTTTCCAGCCAAACTCAAAACTTCTTTGTGATTCACCAATTTGATATGCTTCTTTTGCGCGGGCTATTTCTACTTCAGCAAAAGCGTTAGCTTGATCTTCAGTCATCTTGCGACCAAATTGATCGCCTAAAGTTAATTGTTTGCGCTTTTGTTCTATATCAAACAATTCAAGTTGTAATTTTCTTTCATTTTCTGAAACAAAAGCTAATTCATTTTCTTTTTGTAATCTTTCGCCTTTGGCTTGGCTAATTAATATTTCTTTATCGTAAAATTCTTGTTGTCTTTTTAAAGCTTCTTTAGCTTTTTTTGCTTCAGCTTCAGCTTCTTTATTTTTTGCTTCAGTAACTTCTCTAATATTTTTTTTATCTGCGGCTACGCCACCAATGCCTGACATAATGCCAGGAACATTAGCACCTTGAACTGATCCAAATTCTCTTTGACTTGGAGCAACATATTTGCCAATACCTTCCTTATCTTTCCAAGCCGCCCACCATCCAGCTTCTTTTCTAATTTCAGCAAATCGATCAACAATACCTTGTGATTTTTTTTGCCAATTTTCCATAGCTAAAGTTAAATTATCAAAAGCTGGCGCTACATCATTAGCAATAGTTATTTTTAAATTAAAAAAGAATTTATCTAAACGATCAATAGAATTAGCAATCCTAATAAAAGATTTTTCTGAATCTTCAAATTTATTTTTATTGTTTTGTAATTGATCGCCTAAACTTTTAATATCAACGCCACGAACTGCTCGACCAAATAAATCCATAGCCGTAGCATTTCTTTTCGTAGTATCTTCAATGGAAGCTAAAGCAATTGCAGTTTTTTCAAATAATTCTTGGGGAGTGAGAGTTCTTAAATCTTTTAGAGATACACCAATAGATGTAAAAGCTTTTTGTGCCTTTTCGCCACCTTGCGCGGCTTCATCAACTTTGTTTGCGAATGATGCCATAAGCTTACCAGCATCATCGCTATTGCCACCGCTTAACTGCAATGCGCTTGACAAACGCAATACAGATTGAATTGACATATCATTGGCTTTTGATACTTCCTCAATTCTGTCGGCAAAATTAACTGCTTCACGAGCGGAAGCGGCAAAAGATACGGCAACCGCAAGCAATGATGCTTTTGCGCCGATACTAAAGCCTTCTACTTTGTCTTTAGCTTTACCTAGATTGGCATTAAATTCGCCTGCATCAAGCCCAAGTAAAACCGCTAACCTTGAAATAATTGCCATTGTTATTTACCTTTAAATCTATCCATTTTAAAGTCAGGCGCTTGTGACATAAATGTAAGTAAAGATTCGCTAGGATCAGCCTTTTCTATACCATAAATATATTCATAAGCACTACCTAAAACGCTTTTTAGAGTATAGGGTGAACTATTACTTGCTTTTAAATAATTAAAAACTCCAGCAACTAGAGTTCCTTGCATAGTTAATAAGCTTCTATTTCCAACTAACCCATCCGCATACATGACTGTTATTTCATTCATGGTTGCTTCATCTAAAGCGTCTATATCTTGTATTGTATGCCCGTTAAAGACCATAGCCGCCCGCGCTTGGGTTCTTAACGAGCCTACTACTTTGACTTTATGTCTTTGTATTCAGGGCTAATAACTTCGTTAATTTTTTCCACTAAAGTCATTTGAACAGATAATGGAAATTCAGTTTCTACATCTTCATAATTTATATCTTCTAATGATCCAGTTTCAGGTATTAGAAATTTAATATATTCAACTATTCTATGTTGCAATATATGTTTATTCTTGGCAGTTTCTCTCATTGACCTACCATCAATAACCATATCGTTATCTTTTATCTCTACGCCTTCTTTTTCTTTAAGGCCATCAAATTCTTTTAGCATTCTTTGATATTCAAGCTCAACTTTTTCCTCATTAGGATTTTTAAAGTAATTATAAATAGCTTCAATTTCTTGAACGCTTGGCACTCTTACTTTAAATGTATGATCGCCTAATTCAAACGATCTAGTTAATACCGATAATCTATTTTCCTCGTATTTTTTACCGAGTGCTGATCCTAATTTACTCATATCTTTTCCTTATGTTGTTAATTTTTTAGCTTTGTATGAATCTATTTTTTGTTTAATAATTAAACCTAACCTTGACGCAACGGCTTGAGCTTGTGATTCTAATGATACCCGCATAAATGGTTTGGCTGACATATTAGCCGTTCCAAATTCATTAGCTATAGCTCTAGCATCAAACATAACGCCAGCTTCAGTATAAAATTTTCTTCTAGCCTTTTTATATTCCTTGCCTTTTAAATCACCATATTCAGCTTGAAATTGTTGCTTTAATTTTTTAGGAATTGGTTGAGATGAAACGAGAGATATAACAGAATCTTTTGGTGTTACATATCTTGACTTCATATCTTTTCTAGTAGGTCGCCTTGCGGTGATATATAAAGAACGATCCAATGCGCCTGTGTCTTTAGGTGACAATGCTTTTGCCATAGCCAATACAGGCTTCATGGCTTCTCTAACTGCTGGTATTAATACCTTGCTCTTTGCGTCTTTATCGCCAAACTGCTCTTGAAATTCTTTAAATGCATCAAGAGTTTCTTTTAAACCATTGACGGCAAATTTAACGCTCATTAGTCTGCCTTAATTATTTTATGGTAAACCGCATTATTAAGCTTAATAGCATAATCAACACATTCTTCAGGCGTTAATTTATCTGCATGATTTTTAGCTATCTCATGCGCTAGATTAATACCTGTTAAGCGTTGTTGGGCAAACCCAAACCAGTTCTTTTGACCTGAACCAGCTTGGGATACCAAATAACTTAATAAGTCGTCACTATTCTTGATTGTAGTCGTCATTTTGTTTTACCTTTTCTTTTTTTGTATTTTCATAAGGATTAACTTTAGCTAATGCTTGTAGTGCAACATATTCAGCACTATCAGGATCAGCTTTTGCTAAAGCATCAGCAACTTCTTTTGCATCGACAGGCAAGCCTAAAGCTACTGCATCAAGGCTTTGATAGGTGCTTGTCAATAATTCAATAGCTTCAGATAATTTCATATTTAATCCTTATTAAGCGTTGTTTGACCAACCATATTGATTGCCGCGCGGATGAATTGTAAATGTGCATTTAGCTTCAGCCGTTGGGTTAGGATCAACTGTGAATTGACCTACTCGACCATTAAAAGCATAATTTACAATGTTTGTGCCATCAGTTGCAGAAATAATAAATGTTCTGTCGATTGTGCCGTTGTATGCATCGCCACGCATTAATAAAAGGTTTGCGTCACTTGGATTCCAAGCGGCAGTAATTGTCATTGATGTTGGAGCGGCTTGTGTAGGAATCTTGTCAGATTGACGAGAACCTGCTACATTAAAGTTAGCCATTGCATCATCTTGACCAAAAGCTGGAATAGCTTCTACAGGCAATAAATTTGCTGAAACTGCTAAAGCTGAAACGCTTGCATATACAGAAAGGTTAGCTACTGTTAAAGGTGTTGGTGTTGCTGAAGCTTGGCAATAAAGACTTGCGCTAAAACCTGGTAAAACTTTATTTGGAAGTGCCATAATTTATTTCCTCACATTAAAAAATTAAAAAATCTTATGTTGGTATATATATAGTGCAATCCATAAATATATTATGAAGCCCAATTTCATTGTCGTATCCATGATATAACCACACTACATCTGCTTTTGAAACTTTAAAATTATAAGTAACATTACCAAAAGTTCCACTATAACCATGTAATGCTTGCAAAATAGTATTTGCAATATTAAAACCATCTGCCATTTCTGTAGTAAATACACTTATTTGAAAAACAGGTGTATCTATGCCTTTAATACTTTGAACATTACCAGTATAAACTGGTTGATGCACATCTCTTAATTGCCAAGTAATAAATTTAGGTTGCGTTGCAAAATTTCTATTGAAATTAGCATATACAGGAACAGGCGTAACTATACTAGATAATTGTGCTTGTATTGCCTGTGCGTATAACCTAACATCTTGTTGAGTTGCCATCTATACATCTACACTTGGTTTGTTAAAGTAACATATCAAAGTTACACTCATTCTATCATTAGATACACTACAATCGGCTATTCGCCAATCAACATTTTGATAGGTTATTGAATATAAATTATCGTTATCTACTATATCTCTAGTATATGGTGTGTAATTAAACTTCATTTGCACCAAATCACTATATATTCTAAATTTTTCTGAAGTAGCTACATTAGCTCTGACTTCAGATATTAATGGCCTACTTGTAAATTTAAGAGTTTTAGTTGTTTGTGTTTCACCATAACTGCTTGTGGTAAAAGACAAATTATTAACTTCTACTGTTTCAAATTTTGTTATTGCCATTTACATTACCAATGGTTTGTAAGGTCTTAATAAACAATCCACTCCATAAGGAATCTTTTGCAAGCCACCTGCAACTGATTCTGATCTATTATTATAAAGATGAGTAAATAATAATAAACCAGCTTGCTTAATTACAGGATAAGCCTGTGTAAAGTTTGCATTTTGTGTATATTCAACAATAACAGGGCTTGTTCTATAAGTGCTTACATCCGATGGAATACCGCTATTTAATACAACTTTATTTCCTGTCGAATCATAATAATAACTACTTGAAGCAATAGTTGTTAAAACGCTTGGTGTGCTTCCATTGTAATAAGCAACTTTTGTAATGCTTAAATTACCGCTATTAAACTTATCAACATAACTTGTGACTGGCAAATCTAAATAAACAGGCGTTGAAAAATTAGCTGATAAGCCATAATAAACCCTATATGATGTCGGGAAAATTGACATACCAAGATAATCTTCAATATGCATGCGAACCGCTAATTCTAAACTTTCTAAATACGCATCTTGCGATTCATCAGTTCCTAAATTTAACTGTTGCGCTATTTCTTCAGTTGTTAACCAGTTTGTAGTTAAGTCGCGACTAATCTGTTCAAACTTATCATAGTTGAACGGATTGCGAGTAGTTCCATACGGCACTTGCCCAAGCGTGTCGCTCATTATTAAACCCCTACTAAAAAGACACCTGCAAACGGATTTCTAACAGTTGATGCTAATCGTTTTTCTGCAAATAAAGTTATAAAACCAGGTGCAGTTTGATCAAAGCGTTTAATATTCATTTCCTCTGCGTCAGCAATAGTCATAAATTGATCCCAATTTGCTAACACGCCTGAAATCTTACCTGCGGCTGGAGCGTCTAAATAAGGATTAACAATTACTGGGAATCCGAATAAATAAACTAATGATCCGCCATCTTCCGTTCCTGTTTCTACAAACATTGGAGCGCCACCTGTAGAACCTTTTAATTTTCTTAATTGAGCAATTAAAGAAGGATGTAAGTGCCATGCAGTTGTAGGTAATGCCCAATATTGACCAGGCAATAAATTAGCCGCATTAACAATGTCATCATAAGTAATTGCTGAAGCTGAAAATTCTTCTTTTAAAATAGTATGAATACCATTAGTTATAGCAGTTCCGCTTGTGCCATAAGATGCGGCTGAAGTGGATGTTAAGTAAGTTACTAGACCGCGCAAACCATCAGTTCCGCCAGTTGTTGTTGTTGTTGAGCCTGCTTGATCGTTGTTAATAGCCATAGACTGTGCTTCTAGCGATGATAGCTCAAGCATTAAGTCGTTAGAGATAGCTGGATCAATGCCATTAATATCATCCATAACGGCAGTTCTAATTGGTAATTGTGCAGTAATAACTCTAGTGGGTAATTGCCATATTGATGTTGCAATATTTGGGCTACCACTATTGGCAGTTACAGGGTATGTAAATGGGTTTGTTGCGTCTGCGGCATTACCTGTTTTAGCCACGAATTGAGCGGCTGATCCTGTGTATGTAACTTGACGGCTTCCCATTCTAAATGGGTTTGCATATCTTAAAGCGGCAAAAGCGTCATCAAAATAAACTC